GCTTGAGCCGCGCGAGGTAATACTGCGCGCTGTCGTCGTCGCGATCGTGGAGAATCAGGCATCCGCCTTCCCGCTCGGTCGCGCGGACATGGAACGGGCCGACGTCGCCGGCGTAGTCGAGCGCCGACCCGTTCCCTAGCCAGAAGTAATTGAGCGCCTTCGCAACGGCCGCCTCGCCCACGGCGCCGACGATATCCGGATCGAACACGGGCGACCCGACTCCATAGAACGTTTCCCGGCCTCGCATGCGCGCGCGGAGCGCCCGGCGAACGCCGATCCATGCGGCTATTGAAACGTCTTCCCAGGTCAGCTCTACCAGCATGGCGCGCGCCCTTTCTACTCGCCGGCTCGTTCTGTAAGCATGGCCTCGGCGTGTGACCAGGCCAGGCCGGCGATTTCGTCCTGTGTTAGGCCGTCCGCGTGGGCGGCCACAATCAAGGCCGCCATGGCGAGGCCCGCGTATAGATCGCGGAGCGTGATCTCGGTCAAGTACGCGGAGCCGAGGCCCCCAGCGGACGGCGGACTAAACAAACGCGGATCGCGCGCCATGGCCTTACGCCGCCCAGGGCCGGATGCGCGTTAGTGGCGACGCGCTCTTGATCTGCTCGCCCGTCCGCGGATTCGTGTACCTGGCGATAAGGCCCAGCTCGCCCTGATAGCCCGGCTTGACGCCGCTGGCCGGGTCCCATGGAACGAAAATCGTGGGCGTCGGATCGAAGCCGATGTTATCCGGGTCCTGGAGCTGTAGCTCTCCGTCGCCGACGACTTCGTATTCGATTCCGCGCATGAGGACGTTTGCCGCGTCGCCCGGCACGAACGGCCGGCCCCACTGATCGGACGGCGTTACGTCGAACGTGACCCGGTCGCCGCATTGCCAGGGATCCTCGCCCGCGAGAATGCGGCGGAAAAAATCGCCGTCAATCATTTTGCGATCGCCGCCTTCCTTGTACGGCGTATTTTTCCGGTTCGCCCAGTAGTAGCGCACGCCAAGGGCGGCAATCTCGCGCGCGGCCGGCGCGGGCGGCAGGACGACGGCCGGCGGCGGAGCAGGCGGCGGCGGCGGAATCACGATGGGCGCGGGCGGCGCCACGATAACCGGCGGTTTCGTCTGGCCGCGAAACAGGTTGATAAAAAAGTCGGCGAGGCCCTTGTTCTGCTCGTACCAGCGAAGGATTTTCCCGAGCGTGGCCGGATCGAACAGGCCGGCCTCCGCTGGAGCGGCGACCGCGGACGGAAGGCCGGGTATCTGCAGAATGCCCAGGTTGTGCATTGCGGCCAGGTTCGGCGCGGCTATTCGATAGTCCATGTCATTGCTCCCTTTAGGTTGACTGCTCAAAAAGTTGCGGCTGTTCCGCCGGTTTCGTTGCCGGCTCGTTTCCGTCGTTCGCGAACAGCGGGCCGGCGATACGGCCGGCGGCCATGGCGCAGTATTCGGCGGACAGGTCAATGCCGACGAAGTCGCGGCCGTGGCGCAGGGCGACCACGCCCACCGTGCCCGAGCCGGCGAACGGGTCAAGGACTAAATCGCCCGGCCTCGAGCCGGCGAGTAGACACGGCTCGGCTAGCGCCTGCGGCATGACGGCGAAATGTGCGGCGGCGAACGGCTCCGGCGTGACCGTCCAGACGGTTCGGCGGTTGCGCGTCGTGTCGGCCGGCACGCCCAGCCCGTAATAGTTCCCGTCGTTCCTGACCAGCGCCGCCTTCTGCCCGCCGTTGCTGGTACTACTCCACGGCTTGTTTAGGCTCGCCGCCTCCGCGATCGCGTCCGCGTCGTAAAAGTACCGCTCGGCCTTCGCGAGCAGGAAGAGATATTCGTGCGCCTTGGTCGGCCGGTCCGTCACAGACTCCGGCATGGGGTTGGGTTTTTTCCAAATGATGTCGGATCGCAAATACCAGCCATCCGCGCGGAGCGCGAAGGCCACTAACCAGGGAATGCCGACGAGGTCTTTTGGCTTGAGCGTTCCATATTCACGCGCCGGCCGTGTCTGACATGCTTCGCGAGCGTGGCGCGCGCCGCGCTTACCACTACTTAGACCGGACAGGCCGGAGGTCTTGAACGGATCGCCGCTAGTGATTCCTGGCGGCTGTGTCGCGTAGCTATCGCCCAGGTTGAGCCACAGTGTCCCGTCGTCGCGCAGGACGCGGCGGACCTGGCGGAACACGTCCACCAGGCGCGCGACATACAGCTCCGGCGACGGCTCAAGGCCGATTTGGTTATCCGTTCGGACGGCGCCGCAAATACAATCGCCGCTCCGAACGCTGACGGCGCCGGCGTTACTCGCCTGCTTCTCTGTCCCGGCCGGAGCCGTCCGCATGACGCGGCCAGTGTGCGCGCAATCCTCCGCCCCGCCCGTCCAGGTCGCCGTTCCGTAATCCCGCAGGCCCCAGTAGGGCGGCGACGTGATCACGCATTGAACGGACGCGGCGGGTAGCTCGGCGAGCCGCGCCGTTACGTCGCCCTGCAGGATTCGCCAGCTCATGAGCTGACCACGTCCGCGAATAGCGGCCCTGCAATCCGGCGCCGCGCGACGGCGACCGACTCCGCGTCCAGCTCCATGCCGACAAAGCGCAGGCCCTCGGCCAGGGCCGCGATTCCCGTTGACCCGCTTCCGGCGAACGGGTCAAGGACCAGGCCGCCGGGCGGCGTGATCAGACGGACGAGCCAGCGCATGAGCGAAACAGGCTTTACAGTCGGATGAGAGTTGCGGCCGGCATAGTGGCGTTCTGCGCTAGAGGCTTTAGACGTGTACCAGAATCGCGTTCCCGACGCCTGGACGCTGGCGCCCCCCGCCCTTTCCCTTTCGTCCGGATTGATGGGCGCGTCGGTGACAGGCAGAACAGAGCCACACGATGCGCAACAGGTCCGAATAGTCGGGGTGGTGTCGGTGCCTTCCGGCCCTTCCGCATTCGCCGCACGGCTCTGGAGTCGGGTAGAGCTGGCGAAGTTTTCTATAGAGTCCGGACCAGCTATTCCCGGCAGGCCGATTTGGACGGCTACTGTTGGAGCACCGCTTAGAGCAGAATCGCCTCGTTCTTTTGGCGGGCTTGAATTCCGATCCGCACCTTTCGCACTTTCGCATTGGTCGCCCTCACAGACGAAAAAAAAGCGGGAAGCGCCGCCCGTGTCGCCGTGCGTGTCGTTCGTGACGTTACAGGCCGGCCCGCCGCGATAGCCCACGATGCTATGTCGCTCTGCCCCGGCTCGCATGAGGCCGCTGGTCAATTCCCCGCTCTGCTCGTCCAGCGCGCGGGCCGCGTCCTCGTCCAGAACGAGATTCGCGGGCCAGCGGCCGAGGCCGGAAGTGTTTACGGTCGGAGCAAGCGGCCGATTCATTACGGCTCCGACATTCGCTTGTCCTCGCGTGTTCGGCCTTGCTGTTCTTTCGACAAATTCTTGCCCGCCGCCTTCCCACGCAATCCGGCATCCGTCCACGTTGAGCGCGCCTGTCCCGTGCGCCAGGACGTTTGCGGCGACCGTTCCGGCCAGCGGCTTGCGCGCGAGGATGATTGGCTCGTATGCGGGTTTAAGCGCCGTGCCGAATCCGGCCCATTGCTTCGCGGCGTTTTTCATGTTCGGCGCGTACGTCGTTCCGCGCTCCGCGCCCGCCGCCTTGTCGAGCGCCTTGCTCACGTCCAGCGATTTCGGGAAGCCGCTTCCGTAAAGCCAACAAAGGCAATCCCTGATTTCGAATCCCGCATCCTCGATCGCGCAGGCCAGCCGGTGGAACGTCCGCGTTCCTCCGAACGCGGCCAGGTGTCCGCCCGGCTTGAGCACGCGCAGGGCCTCCGTCCAGAACGGCACGCCCGGAACGCCGTAATCCCATTCCTTGCCCATGAAAATCAAGCCGTAGGGTGGGTCAGTTGCGATCGCGTCCACGCTATCAGGCGCAAGCGCGGCCATGAGCGCGCGGCAATCGCCGTGCTCGAGGCGCCAGCTCATGGCCAGGCGACCACGACGAAACAAAACACCAGGACCAGGAAGGCGCATAGCATCCAGAACACGCGGCCCTCAAGGGCGTCCATGCGTTCGCGCAATCGCTCGATATCCGCGCGGCACAGGTTGAGCAACGGATAAATCCGCGACTCCCTGACGGTCAGCGGATCCGGCGGCGTCCACAGTGGCGCGCTCATGACGCCTTCGCATCCGCCGGCATCTGTTTCGCGATCGCGTCGACGTCTATGCCGCGCGCTTTCAGCTCGGCCCGCATGGCCTCGTAACCGCGTTTATAGGCTTCGTGCCGCGCCTCCCTTTCGGCCTCGGTCAATCGCGCGGCCGGTAGCGACCTCTGGCGCGGGAAGTTAAGGCCGGTTTCCAGTAGCTCCGCCGGCGACGGCATGTAGCGGCAGGAAGAGAGAACGGCGCGGGCCGCCTCCTGGAATTGGTAATCCGTCAGGAGCGAGCCGACGACGCCGTAGTAAACCCGCGTCGCCGCCGGTCCCATGTCGCGGTTGAACGCCACGCCCAAGGCTTTCATAGCGG